ATAGGGAAGCAGGTGGTTTTGGCGGTTCGCTATGAACTTTGAATCCAGAAGATTTATTTTGCTGGGTCTTGGTTTCTCGTGATTTTGGTTTAGGTGCCTCTTCCTCCTCTGACTCGGATTCCTCATAGATGATTGTCTTCTTCTTGTTTTTCTTTTTCTTCTTCACAATGACAATTTCCTCTTCGGACTCTGATGGAGATTCATAAATCACTTTTGGTTCCTTTTTTGGTTTCTTAACCACTACTGGTTCGGGTTCTGGTTCCTTTTTTGGTTTTTTAACCACTACAGGGGGCGCCGTAGGCGCCTCTTCCTCCGACTGCTCTTCCACAGGTGCATTCTTTGGCGGACCATTGAGTTTCTCTTTGATTGCTTTAAGAATGATTTTTTTCTCAGTAGCAACAGGTTCAGTTTTTCTTCCAAGTGCTTCACGCATGCGCTCGGTAGCAGCAATCTGTGCTTCTGTCCGTGGTTTCTTTTGCTTAGGTTTCGTAAGCAATTCTATGTCGTCATGAAACTCTTCATTTAGCGAACTCATGATATATAGTAGGTGGGGACATTTTTGCTAAATTAAACACCGCCTCAAACTATTTCTATTGATATAGCATAATGCCAATATTAGAGATTAAAGAGGAAGTCAATGCCAAGATACCTAAGACGAAACCAGTGAAGGAAACGATGGATACTTATGTGCCTGACATAGTAGAGGGAGTATCCCGACGAAATGGAGGAATAAGTCTCTACATAGGAAGTGGTGGGTCAGGCAAGACAAGTCATTTATTGGGACAGATGAAGACGGTATATAAAAAGAAGTTTCATCACATTTGGTATTTCTGCCCGGTGAGTAGTTTCCTTTCAGTTGAGAAACATCCATTTGAGAAACATGACAAGGTAATGCATGAACTGACTGCAGGTGCGCTGGATGAAATCAAAGATGAATTGACAAGCATCAAAGAAAATCGAGACGAAGACGATATGCCAGAATATTCGCTTGTAATCATAGATGACTTTGCGAACGATTTGAAAGATAAGCATATAGTTGCCAAACTGAATAGTATGCTAATTAAAGCGCGACACTTGAATTGTCATTTCATGTTCACCGTGCAATCATACCTGTATTTTCCAAAGATTCTGCGAAAGCAATTGACATGGGTCAGCATCTTCAGTGGGGTTCGCAACAAAGAAGAATGGAATACTATTAGCAAGGAATTACTAAAGATGAATGATGCAGACGCGAAGAAGATTTATGATTATGTATTTGACAAACCGTATCAGCATTTGGATGTAGATTGTTTTGAAGAGAAGATATACAAGAATGGAAATAATTTAGAAATAAAACATGACGATTAAGAAAATATACATATAGTATAACTTATGGACCATATTAATAGTATTCAAATATTTCTAAACTCCCGCTATGCAACAGAAACAGTGGATGGTAATACTGCCAACAGCATATACTACTTGCCTGTAATAGAAATCCCCGATGGACATCATATTTATTTGTCATTACAAAATGCCAACATCCCCTACAGTTTCTATTCCATCACTGATTTCGATAATACCTTCATCTTTGGTCTTGTCGGTGACCCCACAACTACATACTATGTAGAACCAGGAAATTATACAATAACACAACTTATAGGGGTAATCCAGGCAGCAATGGGCGCATCGTATGCAATAACGTATAGCAGTATAACCAGCAAAATCTTGATTACTCATGCAAGTAGCAACTTTATAATATATGCGTCGACATTTAATCATATCATTGGATTTAGCAAAACGACGAATACTACTAGCGCAGCAAATCTTCTGTATGGAAGGGACTGTGTGAATCTCAATCAAATCCGTGCTATCAATGTAGAAATAAATTTTCCAACATACAATGTGAATATAGCACAACCGTATAACCAAAATATTTTAGCAATAATTCCTGTTTATGTTGCACCATTTAGTATTATTACATACACGAATACAAATAACTTTAGAACAAATCTTTATGTCAATAAATTAGACCAAATTCAAATACGACTCCTTGACAACGAGTCAAGACTTATTGACATGAATGGCATTCAATATCAAATGACGCTGCAATTAGATTGTGTGAAGTTCACCGAATAATGTTTTGAATATATATAAAAATGATTGGATACAAAAAACCTTTAGGAAAAGAGATGATGGGTTTTAAAATGCCTCTTGGAAAAATGAGAATTGGGTCGAAAGTCCCTCTTTTAGAAAGACCGACGAAAATGGCAGTTGAAGAAGCACTTGCCAGAAAAGTTTCGGGAGGTCTTGAAAGACGAGTTTTGAAACGATAAACGAGGGGGCAACACCCCCTCGGCACCCCCTTTAACCATGTGAAAGGGCAAGGTTGCCATTTTCGAAAAACATTTAGCAAATCTAAATGCTTTTTTCTCTGTTGTGAATATATAAATGATTCCTGCTAATCTTAAATTTCAGTCTAAGGTTGAGTCCGCCCCTGCTCGTCGATATTTGACCCAAATCCAACCCCAGGGTGGAACGGGAACTTACAACCCAGGTGACACAATTACCATCAACATCCCCACAAGAAATAATACTGCCCTTATCCCCTCCGAGTCTTACCTAAGAGGTAACTTTAACTTGATTGCGACTACTGCTGCTACCAGTTCATGTTTAGAGTCGTGCGGATGGCACCAGTTCATCCAGAGAGTCCGTGTGTTTCATGGTTCCAATTTGTTAGAGGATATTGATAACTATGGTCAGTTGGCGAAGATCCTGTATGACTACCAGGCGCCCGAGGATGCCGTCAAGGGACGCTTTTCTATTACCTCGGGAACCAACGAGGAGTTCAGTGCTGTTGGTGTTGCTGCTTCTGCTTTATTAAATAGTCGCTCTGTCAATAGAGGTCGTGCTACTGGTGCTCTTGCTGCTGCCACCACCACCTTCCCCTTTGCTATCAACTTGGTTTCCCTTGTTGGTGCATTGGCGGGTGAGAAGTACCTCCCGCTTTGGGAGATGACTGCTGCTCCTCTCCGTGTTGAGATTGTTCTCCAATCTTCCCTCATCAGAGCCATGATGGTTGAAGGTGGTGCTGGTCTCAATTTTACTGCCACGGCCGTAAATTATGCTGGCGAGTTCTTAGAACTCCCTGATAGCGCCGTCTCTGCCATCAAATCTGGTTCTTCCAGTCCGATGCAGATGGTTCTTCCCTCTTACCGCTCATACACTAACAGTGCTGCTGTTGCTGCCGCCACTGCTACACAGGTATCGTTCCCCATCCCTGCCAAGTTCAGTTCCCTCAAGAACATCTTTGTTGCTTCGAGAACCACTGCTGGTTTGGCAGCACAATACCCTTCGTCCCATTGTGCTTTCGGTGTAGGAAGTTCCAACTCCATCGGATACCAGTTCAGAGTTGGTAGTGAAGTTTTGCCTTCTACTCAACCCACATCTATCCCTGAAATATACAATGAGGCAGTTAAATGCTTTGGTTCTCTTGCTGACATGAATCTCCAACCATCAATTGATAACACTGCTTTCTCACTTAATGCTCCCAACACTATTGCTGGTTTAGTAGAGGCATCCACTGAGGATTCAGGTTCTTTCTTGATTGGCATTGACATGGAGATATACCAAAATGCAGATAAGACTTCCATATTTGCCGGAACCAATACCAACACCAGCGATATATTCAGCATTATCAACTATTACAGTGCTAGTGCCATCACTGTTCTCCAGACTGCTTTCGCATGCTATGACCAGGTGCTAGTGTACGAAAATGGTGTCTGCTATGCCAGATATTAAATCGTAATATGATAATAAATTCTCTGTTTATTATAATAAGCATGAATCAAGAAGTAGCGAAATTATGGCTCTATGGGGCAAATCTAACAACCACACAATCAGAAATAGGAATACTAAACTCTACCAACACGGAATACACATTTTTTGTAGATTTGCGACTGGTTTTAGGCGAAACAATGTTTCAAAAATATGAGGCGTTCAAAGTATATTTTGGGTTTGTAAATCTGTCAACAGGAAGCGT